AATTATGCCACAGTTAAGTACTCCAGTTGGCTATCTTGAGCCTCATAAAATACAAACCGCATTAGCTGAAAGTATTCTTATAGAAAATAGTCCATATGTACCTGATTATGCTTTAGCTGTAGAGCTTTTTATCTTTTCTGTAGTTATAAGCTTAATCTGGTTAGTTTTAAACGTATTCGGAATAACCTCTGGAATAGTATTAGCCACCCTTATTTCTTTCTTAACTGCGTTTTCTGGGCTTTATTTAATAAAAAACGGGTTATTAATAGACGTAACTTGGACATTAATAGCTGGAATCTTAACAGGAACAACAGCTTTTTATATAAACTATCGAACACAATTTAAATTACGTCAACAAATTAAAAAACAATTTGAACATTATTTAGATCCCCGCCAAGTAAAACAACTACAAAACAATCCAGAGTTATTAAAATTAGGGGGTGAAAAAAGGTACTGTACCTTTCTGTTTACAGATGTGAGAGGATTCACAGCGATGAGCGAAAGTATGCCTCCAGAGGAAGTTACTATAATTATGAACAAAGCACTAACTATTCAACAAAAAGTTGTACAAAAACATGGAGGAATGGTAGATAAGTACATAGGTGATGCCATGATGGCTATCTTTAATGCACCCTTAGATTTAGAAAACCATGCGCATAAAGCGGTTCTTGCGGCTATAGAGATACAACAACGTATAAAAGAAGAAAATATTGGAATAGAAATCGGAGTTGGATTAAATACAGGTGACGCTGTAATTGGCAACATGGGCAGTGACACGCGTTTCGATTACACCGCTATTGGCGACGCTGTAAACACTGCGGCTAGAATGGAGAGTAGTTGTAAGGAAGTAGGAGAAGATATAGTAATTACGGAAAATACAGCATCACAAACTCAAATAGAACTTAGACCATTAAAACCTATAAAAGTTAAGGGGAAAGAAAAAACAATTAATATATACACAGTCAATGATCTTGAAGTATAATCATTTCATCAGTTCTTTACTGCAGCCTTCGGGAACGGCTTTATCCGCTAATAAACCATACTGAAAAACATTATGCAAATAATAAACAGAAAGAACATATCAAATAAAAAGGTCATTTACTGATGGATCCTTTAGTCATATCCGCCCTTATTTCAGCAGGAAGTTCTCTTATCGGCGGAATCGCAGGGGACAAAGGAGGTAGCTCTGGTGGCGGAGTTTCTGCGTCAACTCAATCAGGAAACACACCACTAAACTATACACCTGTGGGATTAGAATCTTTAGAAATTACTCCTTTCGAATACAAACTTTTAAACGAGATGTTTAAAGAACAACAAGAACCCCAAGAAATGATGTACGGTGGTCCTTTATATGCAAAAGGTGGGGGAGATTTAAATAAAGCACTTTTAGGGGCAGCAGGTTTAAGTATGATTCCAGGAACATTAGGAGATTTTGGAAGAACACTTTCAGGAGGATTAACCTCTATGCAGGAACAAGAGCCTAAAGGATTAATTTCTTTATTATTTGAACATTTTACTAAAGATGATGAAGAAGACGATAAAGAAGAATCTATCGTTCCTGGTCTACAAAACGGTGGTCCGCTATATTTAGCAGAAGGTGATGATATTTATAGACAAGAAGTAATAGCACAAAGACCTGAAGGAATTATGTCTGTTGATAATGATATAGAACCAGACTTAAATATACCTGATCCTAAACCCACCGTTACAGATTTTAAAAAAGAATTAGACGACATGCTTAGACGTCAATTAATGCAGGATATAGTAATTAACGAATTACCTGATCTTGTTTCTATGATTATGGCGAATAGAAATAAAAAATCTAATGTTAGTGGCAGAGGAAACATAGTTCCAGGAGGTGGAAGTGGAAGATCTATGTCTAATCAAGATTTTAGAGTCGCAGGAACTACCGTAGATCCTTTCTCATATAGAAGATTAAAAAACGGCGGTGCAATGGTAGATGGAGTATTAGATAGACCTATGTTTGCGGCAAACTATATGCCTAACGGAGGGGAGATGGAAGGTCCAGGTGGTCCAAAAGACGATTTAATACCTGTGATGGCTAGTAATGGAGAGTTTATGTTATCTAAAGCAGCAGTTGATCAAGCAGGTGGTGGCAATCATTCTGAAGGAATTGCGATGTTAGAAGCTTTTAACGAATTAGGAAATCAAAGATATGGCAGATAGAACGCAACGAGAATTTACATCACAAGCACCTGCAGGTTATATAGGTGATTTTTTATCGCAAGGCATATTCCCTTATTTACAGGGTTTTATGCAAAACCAATTCGATAATATAGGAACACCTGACGCAACTCCATTTACATATACAGGCGATAGAATAGCTGAATTTGATCCTCGCGAACAATACGCGATGGATATGTCTGATGCGGCTATAGGTAGTTATCGACCGTTTATTTCTGAAACCTCAGATATCTATAGAACAGGTATGGATGATTTTAGAAATATACAAGGGGCAGGTTTAGCCGCTTTTGGAGACGCAGGAGCAGCAACAGCCGCAAGTCGTGGAGATTTTGATCCATCGTCTATATCTAGTTATTACAACCCTTTCGAAGAACAAGTAGTTCAACAAACATTATCGGATATAAGTAGAGGATTATCTCAAGGTGATATGGCACTTAGAGATCAAGCAGTAAGTTCTGGAGCCTTCGGCGGTTCAAGAGGTAGATTAACACAAGAAGAATTAGCTAGAAAAACTGGTAGAGGAGCCGCGGAAGCTGTAGCAGGTATACGTAGTGGGGGATTTAGTGACGCTTTAAAAAATGCCATGACTGGATTTGAAAGCGGAAGACAAAGAGATGCGAATGCAGCAGGTTTATTTACAGGTATTGGAAGTGACGTCGGTAGAGCAGGAATGCAGGGGGCAGGTATTGCTCAGAGTTTCGGACAAGGCACAGCTAATTTAGGTTCGCAATTTGCAGGTCTTCAAGAAGGAGATATAAACCGTACTATGGGTATAGGTTCGTTAGGTAGAGGAAGATCACAAGCAGGACTTGATAGAAATTATTCTGATTTTGTAGGTACTTATAATTTACCGATGACTACGTTAAGTAATACTGGCTCTATTTTAGGGGCTCTTGGACCAATGGCAGGTGGTTTTGGTTACGCGGGAGCTAGTGCTCCAATGGATTTCGGAGCAAGTGGTCGACCTTTTTATCCAACCCAAACAATGGGAGCTGTTGGCGGTGGTGGTATGGGTGGTGGTATGGGCGGCGGAGGATTTTTCGGTGGCGGTATCGGTAGTCTTCCTGGAGGTTTTTACGGCATGGGGGGCATGCCTAATTATGGTTCTACAGCTACTACAGGAACTTATGGCATGAATATGCCTGTAGCATAGGGGTAAATATGGCAAACGGAAGACAAAGAAGCGGAGGATTAGGCGGATTACCATTTCCAACGTTTAATGCGGGCGGAGAAAAAGGTGTTATACCACAGTTAAATCTAAGACCCGCACCAATAAACTTTCCACGAGCAGGTGGCGGAGGGGGTTCGAGAAGCAAAGGTGTTAACCCTGCAGCATATTTTGCTCCTGGACTTCTTAGTTTATTAGGTGATAAAATTTTACCTAAACCTGACGTAAAACAAAGACAACCCACAGGGGATGCTAGAATAGACAGAGCCACAGCACAAGCCGATAGGATATACGGAGCAGAAAGAGAAGCTCCTACGTTGTTCCAAGAACTCCTGCCTATAGGGATTGATGCATTAGCAGCCGCAGGTTTTGGTGACGAAGGGGGAACACAGTATGCACAAACAGCTATTAATAGAAGGATAGCTAACAGGACTGCGGAAAGAAAGTTAGCTGATGATAAAAGACAATTTATAAAAGAACAATTAGCTCCTGAATCAGCGCAATCAAGAACGATGATAGACGCAGAAAAAATAAAAGTTGGGGTAGCAGATACTCGAAGAGGTTTCTTTTTACCGAAAGAACAAAGATTTAAAGTTTTTGATCCTAAAAACCCTAAAGCTAACGAAGACGGATTCGCTTATGCTAGTGATGTGGGTAAAGGCAGTTGGTTAGATGTAGATCAAACGGGGGGAGACAGTAGGGATTTAAGTTTCTTAAAAGACCCGCAATACGAAGCGTTATTTGAATTTAGTAAAACACAAAAAGAACAAGACAGTGCTTTATTAAGTACATTTGATGCAGTTAATAATGTTGTAAAAGAATTAGATAAAGCGATAGAAAACCCAAAATTAAATTCCGCTACAACCATATCTAATGGACTTAGATTTGTAGACGATCTTTATGCTAATTTAGATCAAGTATTTTCTGATAGAGGCTACGAAAATGTGTTTCCTCAAACTGATGATGAAAACAGTGGGAAGGCTTCTCAAGATTTATGGCTTTCGTTAAAAGGCGGAAGTGAGAGTGAAATTGATAGAGCAACTAAGGCATTAGAAAACAGATTAAATATTGATCTTTCCTCTAGGGAATATTTAGGAAGTCTAGCTTATAGTAATATTCGATTAAGATCGCAAATGTTATCCCTTGCGTATGCTGCGGCTGCTTCAGCGGGTCAAACAGGAAGAACTTTATCTGATAAAGATTTAGCTTTTTTCCTACAACAAGTAGGTTTTGGAGCCTCTCAAAACCCATTAGCTTTGAAAGAAAATTTATTACAATTTATTGACGGTGTTCAACGAAAAAATGATGATAGAATACCTGTATTTATACCTCAACGTCAACTTCGTCAATACGACTTAACTAATACGATCGTACAATCAACTTTAGGTGAGTATTATATTCCTTCAAAAAATGAACAAGACGAGGATAATTGGATAGATTTTGAAAACTATTCTACAAGAAATTTTGACATGCGGTATAAAGATGTTGAAACATATAAAAAATTCAAAACCCATAAAAGAGGTGTCTTTGATGGAACACCTGATTCTACACAAACAGAAGAAGAAAGTATTTTAGAACGTATTGAGTTGTTTCCAAACAGACCATAATGGTAGACACAGCCAACCTTACAAAAGAATTCGTATTAAAAGAACTTGACAGAGGTGCTAAGGAGTTTAGTGAATACCCTATTTCCGACCTTAATCCGAATGTAACTTACGGCGATATTTATAATACTGATCAATTAAAAGCTGCCGCTATCGCTGAAAGCCCCGTTCTACAGACCTATCTTTCTGTTTTAGAAGGTCCCGATAAAGTAAAACAAAAAATAGATGAATATAATCAAGCAGCACCTTCTTTAATCAGTTTTTATGACAGACCTCCCTCAACTTTAACAGAAGCAGATATTTTTCCTGAGTATACTGCCAGAGCTCAACGATATGACAGAGAGGCAGACAGACGTAGTAGAGAAACTGCTTATTTAAGGGGTAATCTTCCTGAAAGTTTTTTAGAACCTGAAGATCCTATAAAACCGATGGGATACGACCAAGCTATGCGGATCGCTGCCCGTGGATTTGATCCTCGTAAAGAAATGAATGTAGAGGGTATTAGTGAGTTTAGAAGAATAATGGCAGCACGTGGTCCTTACACCCTTACCCCTGAAGATTTAAATTACGCTAAACAATATTTAGGAACTGATTTAATGCAGCGTACAGATAATCCAGATATTAGAGGAAAATTTGCTGAACGTCTTCCTGGAAAGTTTGCATATTTAAACCCTAAAAACCCTAATGACGGTATTCTTTATGTAGAAGAGGGAAAAGAACCTGTTTTATATGATTCCCCATTATTTACAGGAACGGATGCTGTGGAGTTGTTTGTACAAGAAGCTCCTTTAATAGGAGCAGAAATATTAATAGGTGGAAAAGGTTTAAAATATTTTGATGAATTTTTAAAAGACGTTCCTACAGGGAAAAACTTTGCAAGAAAAGCATTAGAAGGCACAGCAGGCAATATTTTATTATCGGGCGGTGTGGCTACTACTAGATTTTTACAATTAGCTTCGGGATCTTTTACAGGGGCTCATAACAGAGATGTAGTAGAAATGTTAGAAGAATCAGGGTATACCGCTATGCTCGCTTTTGCAGGCAATACGG